GTGACATACGATTCCATGATTGATACCCCAACACCATTTCCTGATGGCAGCACTGGTCGAGGGAATTATGCGGTGCTGAATCCGCTTAAAAAACCATCAACATCAACAGTCGCAAGTGGGAACTTGAATGTAACTTGGGCTGTTGCTGGAGGTGAACAACCAGCATCATTTGCTCAGTCAAGTGGCAAGTGGTATTGGGAGCAAACTCAAAGCGGGGCATCTGCCGCGCCGGGAATTATTTTGGGCACAGCCGTTCCATCAGCAAGTTCAATTTCGCAGGGTTACCATTATTACGGTTCAAATGGTCAATTTTACACAGCGACATCTGGTGTCGCCTATGGAGCAACATTTACCACTAGCGATGTAATTGGCGTGGCTCTTGATTTGGATAACCTTCAGATCACCTTCTACAAGAACAACACATCACAAGGCACAAAGACGATTGTTGCTGGTTCTTACACCCCAGATTTTGCATCTGCTGGAGCAGTCACGGTTAATGCAAACTTTGGTCAACGCCCCTTCTCCTACACGCCACCATCTGGGTTCAAGGCACTCAATACACAGAACCTTCCTGATGCGACAATCAAGAATGGTGCTAGTTATATGGCTGCTACGACCTATACGGGTAATGGCACAAGCCAAACTATTTCTAATGGAACAAACAACACTATTGGCACGACGTTTCAGCCTGACTGGATATGGGCAAAGGCTCGTAGTGCGGCAACTAATAGTCAATTAGTTGATTCTGTTCGTGGATACGACAAATATGTTACTTCTGATTCTACTTCGGCAGAACAAACTGCTGGCAACAGAATGACATCTTTTAATAGCAACGGATTTTCTGTTGGCACAGATTCACAATGGAACGGTAATGCGGTTACTTTAGTTGCTTGGCAATGGAACGCTGGCGGCTCAACTGTAACCAACACTAGTGGCTCAATCTCAGCACAAGTAAGGGCCAATCCTACGGCTGGTTTCAGCATTGTTACTTATACGGGTACGGGTGCAGCGGCAACGATTGGTCATGGATTGGGTGTTGCACCCAGCATGATTATTATTAAAAATAGACAAGCTACTACTTCATGGGCCGTTTACCATGTGTCGGTAGGGGCAAACCAACAACTTATTTTAAATTCAACCAATGCTATTTCTGCGGATACCCAAGGATTTACGGCTACGCCATCTTCCACAGTATTCTCGGTTGGTACTGGTTCTTCAATGGATACGAACCAAACTACAGGTGGCGGTCAACACGTCGCCTACTGCTTTTCCGCAGTAGCAGGATACTCGGCATTCGGCTCCTACACAGGCAACGGCTCGGCTGATGGGCCGTTTGTGTTTACCGGATTTAGGCCACGGTTTGTTATGTATAAGCGAACGAATTCAACGGGTAATTGGATTATCTATGATTCATCACGTTCAACATTTAATCAACCAGCAGCCGCTCTTTATCCAAATCTAACAAATGCCGAAGATACTAGCCACCCAAGCGACTTTCTATCTAATGGTTTCAAATTAAGAAGCACTGGAGTGGATAGTAATGCCAGCGGCGGTGCATACATCTACATGGCATTTGCCGAAGTGCCTTTTAAATTTGCTCTCGGTCGTTGAGGAATACTATGCCACAAGGACGTTTTCATCAAGATCAATCAGGCACAAAGATAGCGATGCTTACGCTATTGGAAAAGACTGAATCACGCACAGGAAACGGCAGTTTTAAATATCGAGTTATGTGCGATTGTGGAACTGAAAAGATAGTTGGGTTTAGCCAAATGGCAACTGGCAGAACTCAATCATGCGGTTGTTTGCAATTTCGTAAAGGTAAACATTCTCCATCATACAAACATGGTCGTAGCCAAACAAAAGAATATGACCTTGAATTGCACATGAAAAGAAATTACGGGTTAGATTTTGCAGAATACAACAAGATGCTAGATAGGCAAAATGGTGTATGTGCAATATGTAATTCATCTCCACCTGATAATCACAAAAAGAGATTAAACATTGACCATTGCCATTCAACTGGCAGAGTTAGAGGATTACTTTGTGATGCCTGTAATCGTGCATTGGGTCTGTTAAAAGATAGTCCCAATTTGATGCTCAAAGCAATTTCATATTTAGCGAGGTAAAATTATGTTCATGTTAGACAATCGGTCGCTGCCGCTAGACATTGGGTTTACCCATAACGGCATTCAGTATCCAAACAACTGGTTGCGTCTTGCTTCATCTAAAGATCGCTCTGCTATCGGTATTACAGAGGTTGCCGATCCTGAGCCATACGACGACAGGTTCTATTGGGGCTTAGACAATCCAAAAGACTTGGACGGTTTAAAGGCTTATTGGATCAGCCAGATCAAAGACACAGCAGGCAAACTCCTTGCTCAGACAGACTGGATGATTGTTCGTAAGATGGAACGGTCTATTGATGTTCCTGCTGCGATTGCAACATCTCGTGCATCTGTTGTGTCTGAATGTGCCAGACTGGAAACAGCTATTGCTGACGCAGCAGATGTTTTAATTTTAATCACTGCTGTTGGTTCTCAAAATTGGGGCGAATAATCTGTCTTTTGACGATCCTCTTTTCGGTGTAGAACATTGACTAGAGGATCATCATGGCTGTTCAACGAATTAATCTGACATCTAGTCGAAACATCGGGTTGGATGCTGCTCGCGGTATTCATCCTGACATGACACCAGTTCATCTAGTCGGGTTCAACCGTACAGTCGGCACTGCTTTTGAAACCATCTTCAACGATGGCGGTGGAGTCTATGTATTCCCGACTGCGGCAGTAAATATCAGCGTGGTATCCACATCAGCATTAGACACAATGGGAGTTCGCATTGAAGGTCTGGATGCTGATTATAAGCCATTGGTTGAAACGATAACTCTTAATGGTCTAACGCCAGTAGTGACGGTTAATCAGTTTCTCCGAATTAACGATTCACGAATTACTAATGGCAATAATGCAGGAAATATCACATTAACAAATAATGGTATTCAATATTGCTTTATTGAAGCGATTTATGGATTTCAGCAAAGCACGGTTTATACCGTACCAGCAGGGTACAGTTTTTACATTACAAAATTTACAATGACATCTGGCACTGTTGGATCAAATAAATACGGGACTTTAAGGATCAAAGAGAAATTCTTTAACGGGCCAACATATTATTTTTTTGAAACAACATTTGTCACTGGCAATCTTGTGTTCGATCTACAAGTTCCATTCAGAATTCCTGAGAAAACCGATTTTTCTGTTGAAGCAAAATCATCTTCATCGCAAAACGAATTTACGGTTTACATCAACGCATTATTAATTAACGATTGAGGGAACTAGAATGTCGGATGATTTGAACCAGCAGATCGGTCGCTTGGAAGCTAATGTTGAGCGGCTCCATGCCGATATGGCTGAATTGAAAGCTGACATTAAAACGATATCGAACTCCGTTAATCGATGGAAAGGTGCTGGGGCCGTGTTGCTGATCATCGGAACGGTTCTCGGTTTTGTTGTCGATGGGGTCTACAGAATGTTTGATAGATAAATGCTCGATCCATTCACCTTAATCGCCGGGGCGACTGCTTTATACAACGGCATCAAAGGTGCGGTTGATTCTGGCCATGAGATGATGGATGTTGCCGAAAAAGTCGGATCGCTATTCGGTCGTATTGCCCAGATAACTCAACTAACCAGCGGCAAAAGGAATAAACGGCTTTTTCAGAGCCAAGCTGAGTTTGAGGCAGAGGCAATCAAACTTTACACTCTAAAGGCTAAGGCTCAACAGCTTCAATTAGACACTCGAAATTTATTCGTAGGTGCGTACGGAATCGCAGCGTGGACGAGCATCCAAAAAGAAGTAACAGAAATGAGGAAAGAAGCTGCTCGTCAGGCTGCTATTGCCATGAAAGAGGCTGAAGAAAACAGGAAAGACCTTATCATGGGTGCTTGGCTAATCGGTGCGGTTATATTATTTGCCGCTTGTGTTGGTATCGGCATGGTTCTGTTTACAAGCAAATGAAATATCTAATCATAACCTTGATGATTGTCTTAACTGGGTGCGAGGATCGGTATAGATACCCATGCCAAGACCCTGCGAACTGGGACAGTGCTGAATGCAATCCTCCGATCTGCACAGCATCAGGAACGTGTACTGCTGATACTTTGAAACAAAATCCATGTGGATCGGTTGCAAGATGAGAATTAAAGAAGATGAACTTCACGCTCTGCTACAGTTCATTATCGGCATCAGCTTATGCCTGACACTGACAGGGACTGTTTTCGCCGTGCTATACAGTTTGATCTTTGTGGTGCAACCCATCGACGGACAGGCTCCAAACGACCAAGAGTTTTTCAAATTGATCGCACCAATCGCAACATTTCTAACAGGTACGCTGTCTGGTATTATGCTCGGCAGCAAATCAACAGGAGGCAAAGATGGAACTTCTTAAAGTGTTCGGGCCATTAATCGGCTCAGTTGCACCTAGCATCGCAACGGCTCTAGGAGGGCCACTAGCAGGGATGGCGACCAAGGCACTATCTCAGGCACTGCTCGGCAACGAGAATGGCTCTGAGGATGATCTGAAGGCTGCTATGAGCAATGCTAGTCCTGAGCAGTTGTCAGTTCTGAAAAAGATTGATGCTGATTTCAAAGTTCAGATGAAATCGTTAGACATTGATCTGGAGGCTCTTGCGGTCGATGATCGGAAGTCGGCTCGGTCTATGCAGACTGAAACGAAAGATTGGATACCGAGGGCATTGGCGGTGAGCGTAACGCTGGGCTATTTTGGCATTATAGCTTTTGTCTTGATGAGCGGCTTGCCAATGAACGGCTCGGAAGTCTTGCTCATGTTGCTCGGCACTCTGTCGGCTGGGTGGACAGGCGTGATGGCATTTTATTTTGGCTCGTCATCGGGAAGCCAGAAAAAAGATTCCATGATTTATAACTCAACGCCAAAGGAGTGATCTATGAAAGACAATTTTGAAGAATCATTGGCTCATGTTTTGAAACATGAAGGTGGCTATGTCGATCATCCAAAAGACCCCGGCGGTGCTACCAACCTCGGATGCACTAAAAAGGTCTGGGAGGAATGGGTTGGTCATGAGGTGACTAAAGATGACATCAAAGCATTAACGGTTGCTGATGTCGCTCCGCTTTATAAATCACGCTATTGGGACAAGGTCAAAGGCGATGAAATACCGAGAGGTGCAGATTTTGCTGTATTCGATCTTGCTATTAACAGCGGTACTGGTCGTGCCAGCAAGTTTCTACAAAGCGTTGTCGGTGCTAATCCTGACGGTGCTATCGGGCCAGCAACCATGAAACTTGTAGCAGAAGCTGATCCAAAAGAATTGATCGTTGCTATTTGCGAGAAGCGTTTAGCGTTTCTCCAGGCTCTACCGACTTGGGATACTTTTGGCAAAGGTTGGGGCCGTCGAGTCAAAGAGACTGAAGAAACTGCGTTGAAGATGGCTCAGTAATCATGCACCTCATCTAGGAAGTGATCCTCTGCTATCTCGGAGGCTTTGTCGTTGATAGCCAGCAGGACACTTTCCCAGATCATTTTGCTCATTTCAGATGATTTTAATTCCCGTGCTTGATCCCATTCGAGAGTATTGCCGTCCCATTGGACAGCCGACAGATACCACAAAGATTCTTCTTCTCGGTCAAACACGATATACGCTTTGACATTCTCGATAATAACGTCTGTTTCGACCAGATTGTTAAACAAATCCAGTTCTTCAATTTCGATCATTGCGTCACCCATTACGAAGTTCCTTTTTAATTTCTCTTTTGGCGGCCTTGCGCTCTGCGCTCCAGAATACTTTCTTCCAGTCTTTCAGATGATCCCACCACTGCGGTGCAGATGTGAGGATGCCTTTCTTCTTTGTTGCCATCACTCTTTCTCCTTTAATTTTTTTATTTTTCCCAGAAGCCAAACCGTAAACCAAACCAACAAGCCAAAATAAAATTTGCCATCCAAAACCAAATTTCATCCATCACTCTTTCTCCTTACGAGTTATCATAATCCCAAGTAGTAGAGGCGAGATGCAAATGACTGCTGTCCCAATATAAAACAACAAATCCATCATCACTCTTTCTCCGACTCAAGGTCGTCAATGTGCGACATAAGTGCTTCAATTACCAACGCAGCCAGTATCATAAGTAGGGCAGCAGCTATCTCAATGTTGTCCATCACTCTTTCTCCTTTAATTCATCAAGAGCATATGCGTTAATAAACCTTGCGTGGCTCTCCCATGATTGACCACTAAGCGGTGTCAACATTGAGATAAAAGACAACGATCCACGCAGTCTTTTTACCTCAGCCTCCAGCTTATCGCATTCAGTTCTGGCATAATCGTAGTGCATCTGTAGGTCTGAATTAGCTAACCGCAACCGCTCTATCTCGGCATTTTTTTCTTTTAATTCATTGCCGACGATTTCAAACATCTCAGCCGTTGTAACAATTTTTTCCGTCTCAATGGCGTCCATCACCGCTCCTCACCTACTGGTTCGTTATATTTAGCCATGATCATTTCAATCTGAAACATGATCCATTCATATGCCTTCAAACTATCCGAAAATTCCGGGTGGTTGTAAATAAACTCAAGGAAATCCATTAGTTCCTTAATCCACTCAACGGCTACTTTCTTCTTAATCCTCAGTCGCTCAATCTCGTCGGCGGCATCAGCGACATCTATTGATACGTCAGCCATTCTCTCGCCGCCCCAATGGCTTCTCAGCCGTTCAACGATATCCATCACTCTTTCTCCTTCAACATAGCAGCGATATCTTTATCAAATTCCTCATGCGAGTATTCTGGGCAAAGCCGCATCATGTTAATGCGGAACGATGCAATGATGATGCTCTGATTTGTCCGCAACCGCTCGATCTCGTTGGCGGCATCATTCCGCAACCGCACAATCTCGGTCTTATATAAATGATCGTGCATAGCCATCATCGCATTAGAAAACCACGCAATCATGTATCCTTCATCACGGAACGCAGCGCGATCCATAACATCTGTTGTCTCAATAAAAAACTTAGCCCACGCTTGAGCGTCTGGGTTGTGGTGTATATCCATGTCGTAATCCATCACTCTTTCTCCTTCAGTGCGGACTTTGTGGCGGCCTCTGCTTGAGACCAATCAATAATCATCTGTGCGTGGTCATCATAATCAGATTTGCTATAGCGCAACCACATTCCTAATACTTCCCGCAACTGCTCAATAATCTTTTTGGAATCTTTCAAGATATTATCTTCTCTTTGATCACCGATCCAA